TCTCAGCATGTTCATTCTCATAACGAGAATATTCCATACCGAACAGGGCGTTTAAGCCAGGTTCCAGTTCTTTGGCCAGTTGTGCTCTATTAATAGCCATAGTCTAGTCCTCCTTATACGCCTAACGTTCCAGTATGACCTTGCATCTTATGATTGTTAATCTTTACAACTAAAATACTGTTATTAGCAGTAGCGTCGTTGCTTGGTACATCATAAAAATCAATCAGTCTTACTTGGTGTGTAGCTGTTGTGTTTTTTGAGCTTGAATCGATCTCAACACCAGAATTACCTGTAGTGGTATTTCCAGCGCCAAAGATCATATTAGCGTTTAAGTTTAAGTCTGCAGCGACGATATTTCCACCATCTGAATCTTGCTGTGCAATGAACAGTTGATCTGGATCGTCAGCCACAAATGCTATCGCATCTCCTGGTGAGAGCGAAGCTGGGAAATGATTCCGAAATGTCGGTTTTTTTGTTGTCGGGTCTGTATAAAAACAACCCATAAACACACCTACAAAGGCATCCGAGTTAGTTGCAACTTCAACTGTTCCGTCATTTTTGTACTTGACGGGATCGCCAGTGAAGATCGCAGTACCTTGGTTATCCCCTATAGAGTATTTAGTAGTTCCAGTTGTCCCACCAGGGGCTGAACCTACTTTAGCAACAGGACGCATTCCGAAAGCCGCATCAATATTGGCCATGTTAGTCTCCTAATACTTATTTGAAGACATTGATCTAACCATTAGATTTTTTGCCCCCAAATGTTACTCTGCTCTGCCTATCCTGATGGATTGGCATGCTTGGGTGCTCGTCCTTATGTAAATCGTTTTCAACTGATTGTTGTTGATCTGAAGTTTTACCAGCAAAATAGGCATCCCTATCTTCTTTTACCTCAATCGGACATCTCATCAGTATCAAACCTCCAACTCCAATTACACCTTTATACTTACCGTCTTGAACGGATGGTAAATCCATTCTATCAGGATACTCAGTAGCCATAACTAATTCGTACCCACTTCGTAATCTACCCATGACGTTTTTTTCGTCTTGTTGACCACGATATTCGGCTCTTACCCACCTATGGTGAAAACCATCTGGTGGTTCAGGCGCATCTAAGCTGGATGGAGGTACCCATCCTCTAGGTCGAGCTTTTTTATCTCGGGTTTCGAGCTTGCGTGAGGTTTTGTTCATTTTATCTGTACTCATTTTACGCCTCCTTCACGTGTTTTGCGTACTCTTCAAGTGGCACACCAAGTTTTTTTGCAATAGCTACCTGTGAGGGTGTGAGTTTCACAGTGCGGCGTCCAGATTTTGTCGATCTATTTGCAGAGGCAACCGTCTGGACAACACGATTACTCTTGTTACTATCCTCAAATTTTTGAGGAAAATTTGTACGCATTTGAGCGTCTAAACTCTTATAGTATTCTTCTGAGCTAGGATCAAGACCTTCTTGTTCAATAAGACGTTTATGTATACCAAAAGCAGCATAAGTCATGACTTCATCTTTACCAAACCATTCATTGTCTTCCGCCCATTGTTCCGCTCTAGGGTCAGGTTTTTTATATTTAGGCTTTTCAATTTCTTTACTTACCTCTTTATTTTCAGTATTTTGATTAGCCTGTTCTAAAAGTCTTTCTGCTTCTTTAAGTCTTTGTTGATCTAATGCAATTTGAGCTAATTGTTCTTGAGCTTTTACAACAGCATCATTATCTTTGGACGCTAGAGCTCTTTTTAAATTATCTTTAATAACTTCAGATTGAGTATTAACTCTCTCTTTAAATTCTGCAGTATATCCAGTGTCGAGTTCTTTTGTTTTAGCTTCTAAATCTTCATTTTGCTTTTTTATTTTTTCTGCGTATTCTATTGCTGCTTGCTCTCTTCTTTCAGCTTCACGCATTTTTTTTGTTAGCTTATCAATTCTTCTTTTTACAGAAACTGAATATTCATCCAGTTCATCTTCTGATTTAGTTTGTTTTGATTCCTCTACCTCAACTGTAGGTTCCTCCGATACTTCTTCTTTTTTCTTTTCGTCTTCTTTTAATTCAATCTCAACAGATTCACCTGAAGTATCAATAGGAACCATTTTGTCTTGATCAGTTTGTATAGTAGGTTGCATGGTCTTCTCCACGTTACATTATGTTTGCTGGCAGAATATCTCTGGGATCATCAACTACTGCCAAAATTTCATCGTCATTGATAATCCTTAATTCACCACCGTCAATTCTGATTCTTGAACCAGCGTATCTAGTAATGAGTACCCAATCACCCTCTTTACACCAAGGGCCACTAGGAAATTTTTCTTTATCTTTATAAGCTTCAGGTCCTGCTTTTAAAACCTTACAAATGTTTGTTGTAATTTGAGACTGTTCTACTGTTTCATCTGTTAAAAGAAGTCCTCCTTTAGTTTTTTCTTTTAATTTAAGTGGAAATAAAACTAATCTCCAACCAGCAGGCTGTGGTACTTTTTCAAGTTCATCTTTGTTTTTTTCTGCTTGTTTACCATCCCAGACATGTTTTGGTACAATAAGTTTTGGTTTAGTCATCTTCTAGCTCCGTTTTCTTAAGCAGGTCCGTGAGTTCCTGTTCTTCTTGTTTAAGTGCTGCTAATTTACCTGTCAAATATTTATAATCTGCCCAGTCTTTAGCTAATCCGTTTAGTATAGACTCTTCTACTTGCTTTTGTCTAGTAATTAAATCTTTTTTATATGCAGTAAAAAAATTTTCTAGCCGCATGATTTCATGAGATCAGCTAATTTTTTACAGCGATTAGGTGTTTGTTTATTCCACCTTGAATCAAGCATCTCGTAACTTGCCCCTATAAAATTAGCTTCCTGCAGGCATTTCCACATATTTTTAAACTTCGACACGCCTGTCTGTCCAAGTTGAAAACACATCTCGGTTATGACGTGTTCTGCTGTTTCTGGTAAATTTGTTATATCATTTTGTTCACATAATTGTTTCATTTGTGCTATCGCTCTACTTAAATCTTTATCAAATACTGCTTGTAGTTCTTCTTCTGTGTATTCTTTATCAACAATGAAATTATCTGATGCGACAACTTTATGACCCCATCCAATTGTATCGAACCCTTCGGTATCTTGATAAATTTTATTTCTAAAACCTTCACTTAATTTAACTGATTGAGATAATTCTTCGTAACTCATTTACCTTTGATAACTTTCTGTAATGTTCTTGCTTGTTTAGCATGAAGATTAGATGCTTTCTTTAAACCCTTAACTACTTTTTTAACTTTTTTCTTATTTGATTTTTTCATTTTTTTTTAAACATTCCTATAGCACTTGAACCAGCTTTAATCCCAAAACTCGCAGAAATCGCAATATATAAGAGATTGTGATAATACGACGGCAAATCCTGCAGTGCGATAAACCCTTGGTGAACATGTTCTTGTAAAGGCGTAAATACTAAAACTGCTGGAAGTAATAGAACAATTAATGCTACTTCATCTTTCCACGACCCTTTCATTTGGTCAACAGCACTTTGTTCCCAAGCAACTTTACCAGCTATCTGGTCTTCTTTAAGTTTCTGGGTTGCTTTAATTGTTGTAAGTTTTAATTCTTGTTTTGCTTTTTTGGTTTCAACAAAACCCTTGACGCCATCAGCGACAACGCCAAGAAGGGGTTTTGCTAATAGTTGCCACATAAATTTTTTAGATTGCTCCGATAATTACGATTACGATTATTGCTACTATCGCAGCTTTAATCCAATCTTTCATACTCCAGTCGGACCATTCTTTAAGATGAGCCCATAGATCTGATAAAAGTTTCATAGAAACCTCCTTTGTTGAATAGGTTTTATTACTTTACTCCCTTGAAAGCAACTTTTTTGATCTGCATTTTACTTGTTTGACCTTGTGGTCCACTTCCCTTGTTTTGTTTTATAACATAAGGTGAATAAACAATTGCAGCGTCAGAAGAGACTTGTAGATTTGGAAAAGGGTTTTTTTGTTTAACTACTTGTGTTTTTGTTTTTTTAAAATTCATTAGTATCCTCTCTTTGCTATGCCAAAACCTCTTATGGCAATTCTTTTCTTTATAGCAGATTTCTTTTTAACTTCGCCACCTTTTTTATATTTACTAGCTAAATC